GAATGTACAGGCATCTTATAAGATTAATTCCAATACTAGCAATTATGGTGAGTTGCGTATAAGTACTAGCAATAGAAAATGTAGTTATTTTACTATTAGTAAAACTGGTTTAGTCGTTTTTGGCATGACCGCGCGTAAAACAACTGGCAATTCTTTACGAGCTTGGGTTGTTAAATGTTCGTTTGACAATATACCAAACTTGTCAGGAATTACTGATAGCGATGGTGATGAGCTTATTAGTAGTGTTTCTAGCGCAGGATGTGCAAAATCATCTTTAAGTACGCCAAGTGAAGCGTATGGTTGGTCTGGAATGAGTGATGCTGGTAGTAATACAGTTTCTACTGCAACTCTCTCTACACTTGATTTTACTGCAACCACAAAACTAATAGATTTGAGTTAAGTATGTATGTTGTAGATAAAGACGTATTTATAAGCGAAATACCCAGAACAGGTAGTTCTACTATGGTGCATTATTTTGAAAAAGTATACAGAACAGAAATGCAAGGTCATTTCAGTATAGGAACAGCACTTTGGGCAATGAAGCGTATACCTACAAAAACCTATGCAATTATTAGAGATCCTGTTGAAAGAATAGTTGGCTGTATAAATCAAAATTACAGGATGATGGAAGGTAACCCTTCAACAAGGTTAAATAAAATTATGTCCTCTTTGGTTTATAATATAAGAAACAGACTTTTTATGCCTGAACTCTTTATGCGTCAAAAAGATTATGTAGATGTTGAAGATGTAGTTTTAGTTCCATTTGACAACTATAATAATTTTATGGGCTTCTTTGGTTTTTTGGAAGTAAAAGATGTATTTCAAGAAAAAAAGCCGTTATTAAAACAAAAAATAACTAAACATAAATTGTGGCGAGAAGTAATTGTTTTTTATGAACAAGATTTTTTGTTATATAATGCAGCAAAAGAGAAAGGAAATTTCGCATGACTATGGTAAAAACAGATGAAAGCGGTGGGATACTTCAATGGCCTTATAGCGAATTTCAGCTTAAAATAGACAATCCAAATACCTCTTTTCCAAAAAAAATGGATGAAGAAGGATTAGCTTCTTGGAATGTTTATCCTGTAACTGTAAATGAACCACCGTCCCATAATGAAACTACTCACATTTCAGAGGTAAACGCTGCTCCTGAATTAGTTAACGGTTCTTGGGTTCTGAATAGTACAGTTCGTGAAAAAACGGAAGAAGAACTTACAGAATGGAATGATTTATCAGAAGCAACAAAACGTTCATTACGAAAATCAAAACTAGAAGAAACAGATTTTTACGCTTTATCTGACGTAACAATGTCTCCTGAAATGGCAACATATCGTCAAGCTCTTCGTGACATAACGGCTCATTCTAATTGGCCTAACCTTGATGATACAGATTGGCCTACTAAACCATAGGAATTTAAATGCCTTTAGTACCACTAAATATCCCAAAGGGTCAGTATGCAAATGGAACTGAATATCAGTCTTTAGGCAGATGGCGAGATGTAAACCTTGTACGGTGGCATGAAGATGCGTTACGTCCTGTAGGTGGATGGAGGCCACGAGCACAATCTAATAACACTTCAGTAAGTGCAGGTGGAGTTGTCCGTGGCGTACATACATGGGTAGACAACGATGGAGAAAGATACGCAGCTTTTGGAACACATAATAAACTCACTGGGATGTTAGAAAGTAGTGTTACGGCAGATATTACGCCAAGTGGATTAACTACAGGTAGAGTTAACGCAACAGTAAATACTGGTTGGGGTTCTGGTGGTTGGGGATTGTTCGGTTGGGGTGTGGCGCGTCCAGATTTAGGTTCTATCTTGAGGGCTACTACTTGGTCATTAGACAATTGGGGTGAGGAGCTTATCGCGTGTAGTTCGGATGATGGTAAACTGTATAAGTGGGATTTAAACACTGCAAATGACGCTACAGTGATTGCAGGTGCGCCTACAGGCTGCACTGCAACGTTTGTTACAGAAGAACGGTTTCTTGTGGCTTTAGCGGCTGATTATAGTGCTTCACAAGCATCTAGTAGGCGTGTAGCCTGGTCAGATCAAGAAGATTATAATACATGGACTGCTGCTTCTACAAACCAGGCAGGTGATATTGAGCTACAAACAAATGGCACAATTTTGGCAGGTGTTAGGACTAGAGGCCAATCTTTAATTTTAACTGATCAAGATGCTCATAGTATGACTTATCAAGGGCCACCTTTTGTTTTTGGATTTTCTAGGGTTGGAACTGCTTGTGGACTAATAGGTGCAGGGGCATATGCGTCAGTTGATACTGGTGTAATCTGGATGGGGCGCAGAGGTTTCTTTATTTATTCTGGTGGTCAGGTGCAAGAAATACCTTGTGAAGTAGCTGATTTAGTATTTAGCAACATCAATTACGATCAATCTTCTAAAGTGCAAGCTATGGTAAACAGCCAGTGGAATGAAATATGGTGGGTGTATCAGTCACAAGATAGCTCAGAGTGTGATAAGTACGTTGCTTATGACTATGTAGAGAATATTTGGACTACAGGAAATATTGATAGAACATCTGGGATTGATCGCGGTGTGTTTAGATTGCCTTTTATGATTAAATCGGATGGCGTTGTTTATGAACATGAAGTTGGTTTTGATTACGATAGTGCAACACCATTTGCAGAAACAGGGCCGATTGCAATTGCAAATGGCGATAGGTTGATGAAAGTCACAAGCTTGATACCAGATGAAAAAACTCAAGGTGATGTAAATTTGAAATTTAAAGTTCGTAATTATCCAAATGCAGCCGAAACGGAAAAAGGGCCATTTTCTACAGCTAATCCAACATCTGTACGTTTCCAGGGAAGACAAGTCAGGATGCGTGTGGAAGGTGTGGAGGCAGCAGATTGGCGTGTTGGAATTATGCGTTTAGATGCTAGGCAAGGCAGCAAAAGATGAGTTTTTACGGAGCGCCACCAGTAGGGCCAGATTTCAAAGTATGGGCTGAAAAATTTAGTGCGTGGTTACAAAGCACACGTTCTTTTCTCACCCATAGGCGTGATTATGACAGCGCGGCTGTGGATGGCGTTATTTTATATGATCGCCAATACAACTATCCAATTGTGTCAAGAACTGGTGAGTTTCGGCAAGTTGTTTTGGAAGGTGGACACGCTAAGTTTATGCGAACAACAGCGCAAACGGCAGCGGCTGTTAACACTGCCTATAGTATTACATATGATGCGCCCTCTAATAAATTTAAAATAGATAGAGATAGCACTAATAATGAGCGTATTGTTTTTCAAGAAACTGGCGAATATCTTTTAAGTTTCACAGCCGAAATAACAACGTCTGCTGCATCAGATATTAAATTTTATTTTTGGCCTTCTAAAAATGGAACAAATATCGCAAATATGACAATGGTAAAAACAGTACATAATAACGGTGGCGTTATGCTTGCATCAAGGACATATTTGTTAGAGATTACTGCTAACGATTACATTGAAATGAAATGGGCAGTAGATAGCACAAATGGGAGCTTGGGTGTAACAGCGGCAACAGCTTTTAGTCCAGCGTCACCTTCTTCTACTTTAGCAATTACGAGAATACACGGATGAAGGATTTTATTTTAAGTGATGATTTGGAGCGTTGCAAACCTTGGATTGAGGACGCATTAGAATACTGTAATGGAACGCATGAATTTAACGATATTGTTTTAGGAATTGCTGAAAGCCGTATGCAATTATGGGCTGCACCAAGGGGGTGCATTGTCACAGAAATTGTGGTATACCCAAGAAAGAAAGTATTAAATTTATTTTTAGCTGGTGGTGAATTGGATCAATTAATGGATATGAATACAGATATTACTAATTGGGCAATTTCTCATGGCTGTACTGGTGGAACATTAACAGGTAGGTTAGGGTGGAAAAAAGCACTAGCACCATTGGGTTGGAAATTTATTAATGCCCAATACGGATTGGAGGTCTGAGAATGGCAAAGGGTGGATCACAACGGCAAGAAGTAATAATGCCAGAGTTTGCAGAAACAAGTATACAACAAGGTTTAGGAATGGGGAGAGATTTAGCACCACTTGCCGCTACATTTCAACCTGATCCATTACCAGTAGTAGCAGCTTTGTCACCGCAAGAGCAAATGTCTAATCAATATACTGACATGGCAGCAAACGCATTTGGTATGCCAACGGCAGATACAAGTAGCTATATGCCACCACCAACCCAATATGCTGGTGGTATTCAAGGTTATTCAGCACAACCAATGGTGCAAGAGGCGATAGATACAACTCGTGCCCAATCGCCAGGATATGCAGACTATGTTGAAAGTTTTGGACTAGATCCAATGACAGGGGAAGTGGGCAGTAGAGCGCCTCAAAATCAACCAGTAGCCTTGGAAATGCAAGGTGGTGGTCGTGGTAAATAGGAGATAAAAATGGGCGGTTCAGCAAACCCACAAAACGCACAAGCAACGTCGGTAGCACCCTTTATTAATCCTAGAACTAATAATCGGTCACAACCAGTGCCTTCAGTTCAACCAAGTATTCAAACTCAACAAGCTTCACCCCAAAGAGGTTTTAATCCTTTTCAACAAGCATCAACAGCACAAAGCAGGGCATTAGGTACTACTGGTGCAGCAACTCAATATCAGACTTCTCCAACTGCTATGGGTAGAATGGCGGCAGGGATGGCATATGCGCCACCTACAGCCGCAACAGGTGCTCTTACAGCCAATACGTCATACGCGGTAAATCCAACTGCTCAAAGTGGGTTTGAGAGGTCAATAGGATATACGCCACAACAAGTTTCAGCAACTAGCTATGGCGCAGCGCAGCAAATAACACCTATGACTGCTGCAAGCCAAATGCAGAATTATCAAAATCCTTATGAAAGCCAGGTAGTACAGCAAACCTTACGTGATATAGGAACTCAGGCACAATTAGGACAACAAAATTTAGCTGCACAAGCGCAAGCAGCAAATGCGTTTGGTGGTTCTAGGCATGGTATAGCAGAGGCAGAGGCCATGAAAGGTTATACGCAGCAAATGGCAGATGCAGCGGCAAGGATGCGTCAGCAAGGCTTCCAAACTCAGTTAGGCGCAGGTCAGTTTGATGTTGGTCAGCAAACAGCAGCAGAAGCTAGAAACGTTGCAGCACAAAATGTAGCAAGACAGTTCGGAGCGCAAACAGGAATGACTGCACAACAATTAAACCAATCAGCAGGTTTGCAAGGCGCAGGTTTAAATTTACAAGGTT